AACAGAAGATTTTGGGAAAAGATATGCTGCACATGCTATTAAAAGAATTGAGGAATATGCTTCAAAAAAGGATTTTAAAGACAATGATCTTGTAGCGTGGTATTAAAAAGCACTTACTAAATAAAATGGTAGGTGCTTTTATTTATGGAGGGATTTATCTTGTTGCAGAAAAAATCTATTAAGAATTTGAAGGTAAACTGTGATAGATGTGGGAAACAATTTGAAATAAAAAAGCTTAAAACAAAATGGATAGATGAAAATGTCCAGAGAACTTATTTTGTATGTCCATATTGCAAACAGGATTATACTTCGTTTTATGCAGATAAAAGGGTAAGAAAAAATATCAAGGAAATAGAGAAACTTCAAAAGAAGTATGATGAAATAGTTAAGGAGAATAAAGAGGTAATGCAGGAGCTTAGAGAGAAGTATGAAGGGAGTCGGTGATGAAAGATTATCTGATATGGCTTAAGAGTGGTGAATATATAAATGGCACAGCTAAAGAAAATACTTTAAAAATGCTATGGGATAGGTTTAATAACCATGAGGACGGCAAGGAGATAATTTCATTTATTGATGAAGATGGTGCTGTAATTTTTGATATGGATAGAGTTGAAGCTATTGCAGTTAATAAATGTTTTGAGGACAGGAAAGCAGGATTTTAAATAAGCATGTGAAAAAAGCATCTACCGTATATAATGGTTAGCAAGTCTTAGAAATAAGGCTTTTTATTTTGATCTAAATTAGAAGGGAGGTATATTAAATGCCAAAAGATCTATCTGTAAAAGTAGATATTACAGGAACTAATGCATTTAATGGATTTATAAATATTTTGAAAGGGGTCATAGAAGATAAAAGGGTTCCTGATGCAGTGAAGAATGATATCACGGTTAAAATTAATGACTTAATAAATAAAAATAAGGAGGAACAGTGTAATGCCGAAGTTAAATGAAATTTTAGGAGAGGCTGCTTTTGCCCAGATACCAGAAGACGTTAAAAAGAAATATGCTGATATTGATTTGGTGGATAGCACGGGTTATGTTGAGAAAACCGAATTGGATACTGCCAATAATTCAATTAAGGATTATAAGAAACAGCTAAAGGACAGGGATAAACAACTTGAGAACTTGAAGGAGAAAGCTAAAGGAAATGAGGAACTCACAGCGGAAATTGAAAAGCTCAAAGATGAAAATAAAAATGTTGCCAGAGATTATGAAGCCAAGATTGAAAAACTGAATTTTGATACTAAACTTGATAAAGCTCTTACAGATGCCAAGGCCAAAAATCCTAAGACTGTAAAAGCACTTTTAAACCTAGAAAACTTGAAACTAGACGGAGAAGATATTATTGGGTTAAAAGAACAGCTTGAAGGCTTGAAGGAATCTGATGGTTATTTGTTTGATGATGATGCTGGAAATGAAAATCAAAGTGGAAATCAGGGCAAAGGTGGGACTGGCCATATAGGCAATCCTGGATCATCCGGTACAGATAAAGTTATGAATATAGGTGAAAAACTCGCAAAACAGAGAGCAGAGCAGCAGAAAGCAGCCAAAGGTATAGACGATTTCTTATTAAAATAAAGGGGGAATAAAAATTGAGTATTCAATCATCAAGAACAATATTTGGAGAAAACAAAAATATACTTAGAGATGCACAGCACTTTATTAGTTTACCTGTTAAAGTTAGTGCTGCATTAATTACAGCCGATTCAAATGGAAAAAAGATATTACCTGCTGGAAGTATTGTAGATAATACTGGGAAAATAGTTAATGATGCTACAGCTTATGGTTTTGTATATGAAGATGTAGATTTTACCAATTCTACGGGAACAGAAACAGTGTCGGTAGTTGTTCATGGAATTATAGATAGTAAACAAATACCTACTCAGCCTGCAGCCGAAGCGCTTGCAGCAATGAAACTCATATCAATAGTTTAGAAAGGAAGATGATTATTAATGCCTATTAATTTTATGGATGTTTTAAATCCTGAAAATGTAACTACGTATATAACAAATTTACCGCCACAGAACTTATTAGGAGCGGCATTATTTCCACCAGTAAAACAAATGGGAATAGATATAACTCTTATAAAGGGTGCTAAGAATAAAGCTGTAGCTTTAAAACCGAGTGCTTTTGATGTAGCTGTAAGAGTTAGAGCATTAAGAGCTAGTGTTGATGAAAAGACTAAAGAAATGCCATTTTTCAAGGAATCTGTTGTAATAAAAGAAAGAGACAGACAAAATCTGCTTTTGGCTATGCAGGCCAACAATCAGCAAATGAGAGATTTAATTCTGAATAACATATATGGTGATATTTCTACTCTTGTTGATGGTGCAGATGTTCAAGCCGAAAGAATGAGAATGCAATTACTTTCAGATGGTAAAATATATATTTCTACAGATGATGCAGATATATCACTGGATTTTGAAATACCTGCAAGCCATCAGGAAGTACTTACTGGGACTGCCAAGTGGAGTGATTTTGACAATGCTGATATTGTAGGAGATATAGAAAGATGGGTAAATACCATAGAAGCAGATCAGGGAGTAACTCCTTCAATACTTGTTATGACCAAAGCCACATTCAATTTAATCAAGCAAAACAAAGCTATAAAACTTGATATAAATAAAGATGGCACAACTATAATGACTGATGCAATTATAACTGCGTATCTTCAGAATAAATTGGGAGTAAGTGTAGCAATCGAAAATGGAAAATATTTTGCTGAAGATGGTACTACTCAGCTGCCATATTATCCAGATAACAAGATAACATTAATCCCTAAAGGAACTCTTGGAAGTACACATTACGGTACAACTCCTGAAGAAGCCGATCTAATGAGTGGTGCATCTGCTAATGTTTCTATAGTTAGAAATGGTATAGCTGTAACTACTGTAAAACAAACAGATCCAGTGCAGATACAGACAAAAGTATCTCAAATTTGTATGCCTTCATTTGAGCATTCAGATGAGGTATTTATAGCAACAGTAGCATAGAGAAATTGAAATCCCTATGCTCAAATTTTTATATTAAGAGAGGATGATATAAATGGCAACGTCTAAAGAAAATGTGATTGAAGTAACTGCAAAAGTTAATATTAAATATGATAATGACATCAAGAAAGTTGGAGAGAAACTAAAGATAAGAGAATCCGATTTAAAAGAACTTCAGGGCAAAGGGTATATAAATTATACTGCTCCAGCACAAAATCAGCAGCCACCACAAAGTCCACCTAGTAAGTAGGTGAAGATTATGGCCAGTGATTTGGATATATTGAAATTTAACCTGCAGGAAAAAGAGTATCCATATTTTGATGATGAGGATTTACAACTGCTTCTTGATAAAAATGACGGAGATTTGCAGGCTGCAAGTTATGAAGGATGCATGAAAAAAGCTGTAGCAGATGATTCGCTTACCCTATCCAACATAAAGCTTTCTAGCAATAGAGAATATTGGCTTGTACTTGCAAAACAATTTAAACCAGCACCGAATTATATTACCAGCATGAAAAGAGCTGATGGGCAATGAGATGGGATGAGACTAAAAAGCAGAGGATAAGAAACCAGCTTGTGAGAAAAGTTACCCCGTTTATGAAAGATGTAATAATCTTGAGGCCAGGAAAAAATGTTTTTGGAGAATATGAGGAAGATCAATATGTCTGTAATGTTAAAGGATATTACCACATAGGAAGCACTTCTGTTAATATAGTCAACAATAGCACAGATGCTGCAAACTTAAACAGGAACTATCAGGACAGGCTTTTGATGATAGTTGATGACGAGGTTAAAAAAATAAAAGAGCATGACTATTTTAAACTTGATGATGTTATGTATGAAATAATAGACAAAGGGAACATTCAAGATATTGTCTGGGATACTTATTTGAAAAGGAAGGAGTGAGAACCGTGGATGGATTTAAATTTGATGCTACCGATATGTTAAAAAAGATTGCTACAATGGGTGAAGTACACAATAGAATGAAATCGGCAGTAGGAGTTTATTGTGATAGCTCCGGTAAAAAAATGGAAGGCTATGCTAAGAATAATGCAAAATGGGAAGATAGGACCGGAAATGCAAGGCAGACGATAAAAGGCGGATTCAAATGGGAAAATGATAATAAATGCAGTGCTTATGTAGCTGGCAATATGGAATATTCCCCATATCTTGAGTTGGCACATGCTAGAGGCAAAAGCGGAGATGATGAAGTCGGCATGGAAGTAGCTCCTTCTTTTTCTCAATTGGAACTTGCTAATGAAGGTAAATATGCTATTCTAAGACCAACAGTTAGGAAACTTACCCCTGAATTTATTAGCGGCATGGCTAATCTTTTAAAATAAGGTGATGATATGGCAGAGGCTAATTTTAAATATGCAGTTCCAGGGGATATACTACAAAATTATATAGATGGATTGTATGAGCCACTTACCGTATGGGAGCGTGTTTTTTTATTACTAAAAACTAAGGGAATAGATGTATATTCTCCAGGACAACATGAAGGAAAATGTGCATCTCCTTATGTTGTAGTAAAGAATACAGGGACCATGGGATTTCAAGGGAGCAATCAGATAGGTTCGCAGACATTGGATGCAATTATATATTACCCCGCCACGAATTATTCAGGTATAGAACCTTACACCTGCCAAATTCAAGGCTTTTTAAGTGAATTGAGAGAGTATATAAGACCTACAGGAAATATTACACCGGTTATTTTGGATAATACAGTAAATGGATACACGCAAACTATTGAATATCAAACATTTCAGAGATTGAGGAGGTAAAAAAGAATGTCAGAGACTGAAACTTCATCTTTGCCAATTGCCAATATAGCGTTAGCAGAGATAATAAATGAAACAACAGGCGAAGCCTTTATTTTTGATACTGCTGAGAAAGCAGATGCAAAACCTGATTTAAGTAAAGGGAAAGAGGACATTTTACGAGTTAAAAATAGAATAATTGCTATGAACAGAACTGATGATATTTGTATTGGATATAACACAAAGCTTACAGACAATACATTTTCGCCAGAGCTTATGGCATTGATAGATGGTGGCGTAGCTACAGAAAATGGATATGAAGGGCCTGAAGTAGGAAAGGTAGTTAATAAAGCACCGTATACTTTAAATCTATATAGTGAGGAGAAGGACTATGATTCTTCAACTCTTAGGTATGCAAAATTTTCTTTCAAACATAATAAAGGAACACCGGTTGAATTTCAATTCGAGGATGGAAAGTTTTATGTACCAGAATTTGAATCAACTAGCAGGCCCAAGAAAGGTGAGAAACCTGTATATATTACTTTTGTAGATGAATTGCCAAGCGTAGATGATGGAGGGACTACACCAACTGTACCCAATCCGCCAGAACCGACTAATCCGGATGAATCTACAGGTACACCAGGAGTAACCATAGGATCTGATTGCAGAGTAACATGGACTTTTGCTGATGCTGTAAATGATGCAGATGTGATAGCTGCTAATTTCAAGGTTACTAAAAAATCAGATGGATCAGTTGTTCCAGGTGATGTAACTATGGATATAACTAAAAAGATTATTACTTTTGTGCCTACAAGTATAAGCGCTGGTGTAACTTATCAAGCTACTGCGGCATCCATAAGAAAAGCTGATGGAAGTGGCAATACAACATCAGTAACAGTTGAGTTTACTACAGCATAGGAGGGTTTTAAATGGATGAATTAAAAGTAACAAGTATGGAAGAATTAAAAAATCAGTCTACAGAAGTGATAGAATTGCAGCCTTTTGCTGGCGATAAACTTATTCGGGTAAGAGTAAAAAGACTTTCAATTTTGGGACTATGCCAAAGTGGAGAAATACCTAATCAGCTTTTAGGAGTAGCAAGAAAGTTATTTTATCAGGAAGATATTCAAAAAATAGACTTAAAAGAATATGGGAAAATAATAGATATAATTTGCGAAAATACTCTGGTTGAGCCGAGTATAGAGCAATTAAAAGAAGCAGGTTTAAAGCTCACGGATGTGCAGAAATTTGAACTTTGGGCCTACAGCCAGCAGGGGGTGGAAGGGTTAAAATCCTTTCGTAAGATCACAAAGGGTGCTATCAGTAATAGTGATGTCAAAGGCCTACAAAATAAGGCCAAGTCAAATTTTAAGAATAGAAAATGATTATGATGCATTTTGCTT